CCCCCCCTCATGTATCCAATATAGTCACGGGGGGCTCCTATGTCGACGGTTTTCATGGGTACAAATACCTATTTTCCCATCAGTCTGGCTTATGGGTCTTGTGTGAAGAAATGTTGACGACTGGCCCAGAATGGCGCCTTGCCCGTGCTAGGATGGAGGGGGGGTGTTCACTGTCTAGTACGTTTGTACTACTGGTAGTACGGTATAGAAAAGGGCCCCGATTTGGGGCCCAGTTTGTGTAACCTACTCTAGGACCTCCAAAGTATACTCAAGATCGGCGCATGCATTGAGTAACTTACCGGCCGGAGATTCCTCTAGCTTTTCCCACTCCTCGTCTGTCAGAGTGGAGCGAAGATCGCATAACGAATCACGGACAGTTTGGGCGTTTTCGAATAGATTAGCGAGAGCGTCGAAGTTAATCATTTGAAGAGAAAGTAAGGAACAGCGATTAAAACAAACGGGACAAGTAGTAATTCCATAATACTCAAGCCCAGAGAAGAGTGGCGACCATTTTAGCCTCAGTCTTACGACCGGCAGCATACAGCTCACCGATAAGTTGAAGGAGAGCGTCACGCTGAACGGCGGACATACCGGCGGCGTTTGTATAACGAACAGTAGTGGCCATGGTTGATACCTTTGGTGGAGTGTTTGGCGAGGTTCGGGTTTCTTTCCCTTTCCCTCTATTATTATGATTACACATATGGCCCCAAATATCAATAGGTACAAATACCTATTTTCGTGCGGCAGTAAATTGCACTAGGATTTGTTATACAAACTGTGCGCCGCACCGATATCATAATTCAAACCCCAATCCTTGAGTGTAAACAATACAAACGCTAGTCCTTATGTATAAATAATACAAACTCCAATCCTTATGTATAAATAATACAAACTCCAATCGTTATGTGTAAATAATACAAACCCTAATCGTTATGTGTAAATAATACAAACGCCAATCCTTGTTTATAAACAATACAAACCCCAGTCCTTATGTATAAACAATACAAACCCCAATCGTTAAGTATTAAGAATACAAACCCCAGTCGTTATGTATAAACAATACAAACCCTAATCCTTGTTTATAAATAATGCAAACCCTAATCGTTATGTATAAAGAATACAAACCCTAATCCTTAAGTATTAAGAATACAAACCTCAATCCTTATGTATAAACAATTCAAACCCTAATCCTTGTTTATAAAGAATACAAACCTCAATCCTTATGTATAAATAATACAAACGCTAGTCCTTGTTTATAAAGAATACAAACTCTAATCCTTAAGTGTAAATAATACAAACCCTAGTCCTTGCTTATTAAGAATACAAACCCTAATCCTTGCTTATTAAGAATACAAACCCTAATCCTTAAATATAAATAATAGAAACCCTAATCGTTATTTATTAAGAATAAATAGCCGATTACTATTTATAAATAATACAAACCCCAATCGTTATCTATTAAGAATAGATAGCTGATTACATCGTATAAAGAATAGAGAATAGATTAGCGGCAGGTAGAGTATACAAACTGTGGGAGGGGTAGGCTATACAAACCCAGCATACTTTCACAAGAAAAAAAAAATTACTTCGCGAACAGTAAGCTATACAAACCGGCGTGTACATGCGCCGAGGTAGGGTATGCAAACCTGCCCCTACATTCACCGGGGTAGGGTATGCTAACCTGGCCGCAATGTTCCGATGATTGTATAACGAACCGTGCGCGGCTATGTATAGCTTACTGCCCCGTGGGGTAGGGTATGCAAACCCCACGCTATCTAGCCGGGGTAGGTGTAGCTTACTGTGCGCAATAATTTTCTATACTTAGTGGCACAGGGTAGCGAGGGTTAGTATAGCCCACTGTGCGCCGGGGTAGGCTATACAAACCCCCTGCTAATTAGCAGCGAGTTTGTTATACTTTTCTCATGTTACATCGGCGGCTTCAGTATAGCCTACTCGTGCACCCCTTATGTATAGCCTACTCGTGCACTCGCTATGTATAGCCTACTCGTGCGCCGCTGTGTATAGCTAACTGTGCGCCACTAAGTATAGCTAACTGTGCGCCACTAAGTGTACCCCCCAGGGGCTACAGTTAGTATAGCTAACTCAGGTAGCCCCTCCTCTCTTGCTCACAAGGAAACCTATACGATCCCCCCATGCCTTTGGTCGGTAAACTGGAAGAAGCCCCCATGCGAGATTATGCTCTGCAAGTTATGTGATTCACCGTTCGAGCCAAAGCGCCTAAACCACGTTTACTGCTCGGAGAAGTGCCGCAAGGTAGTAGAAGGCAAGATGTATCGTCTAAGACAGCGACAGAAGGCGTTGGAGGATAGCCCATCAAATATTTGCGGCTGGTGTCAAAAGAGTCATCAGCGATATCATAAAAACTGCTCTAGGGCGTATAAATTCTGCTCTAAGGAGTGCTGTCGCGATTACTGCCGGTACTGCAAATACGGCTTAAAAAGCAAGCAGGAGCTAGAGGCATTAAGAGATAGGGCCGCTGGCCGCTGTGAGATCTGCGGAATTGAAGAGAAGGCTGCCCCCAAAGGTACTTTCCATATTGACCATGACCACGAGACCTGTAAGCCTAGGGGTATGCTTTGTAGCTCCTGTAATTGTGGCCTGGGACTGCTTGGGGATAACCTCAATGGTTTGCTCAGGGCTGTTAACTATCTCCAACGCCACCCCATCAACTGACCACCTATAAAGTGGGTGGCTATTTAAGAACTTGCCAACGGAAAGCGGGCTAAAAAAGTCTAATAAAAAAAGTGGTACGGGTTGGTATTCTAGCTTGATTATTCATTCGTGCCAGGATGGCTACTGCTAGATACCAAGCGTGGACGAGTGCGACATGGGGCTGGGACAGTAATACTGCTGGTAGTGCTTGTGTTGAGCTTGTCAGCGAGCTTGATACTTGGATTACGGCAATCAATGCGAATGCAAGCCAGACTGGGAAGCAGGTTGTAAGGCAGAGGGGTCCTGCTGATTCTACGACGGCCAATTATCGTGGTTTTGTTGTTGAGTTACCATTCAACTCAACGGCTGCATCGATGTATGTATCACTGCATAGTAATTCGGCTACGAACTTACGTTTTTATGCTGGCGATCAGTTTACGGATAATACTTCCAATGGTGGCTACGGTACGGTGACTGCCACCAATGGCCTTTCTAGCGATACATCAATTTCCTGGAAGAATACCATCACATCCAGTGCTAGTTTTGTTATTGGCTATAGTACGGTAGACACTGAAGAATTCTTTTGTGTTGGGTGGCTATTAGACAGCAGTACTACTTATGCTGATAGTCTGACGATTTATAAGAATACTTATGGTGAATGGACCGCGATGATGAATGATGGGAACAGTCACACTGGGTTTAGTATCAATACTCCTGGCGCATCTAAAGACCGTATGCGCATGACTGGATTAGAGAGTTCTGGGGCCTCTAATACCTTGATCCCTTATGCCGCGTATGCCGTGACTTCCTTTTTGCCAACGAATGAGATTTCTCAAGTAATATCTGCAGTAGCAAGCGAAGACCTTTTCCATACACCATCAGCCATATCACAGATGGATTATCTAACGCTTGGGGATGGTACCAATCTTGTTTCGACGGCCACTTACGGCCCACTTGTTCGTTACACTCCTTAATCATGGCTTGGTCTAACGTTGGGGCTACTCCAGGGTCTATCTCTGCCGGCAAGTATATCTCCGACCAATGGCGTTCTACTGTAGCTATTCTTTACAGCACAGACGGCCCTAACTGGTATGCCGGCGGAGGGGTAAATGCAGTTTTGAATCCGTTGGTTAATGCGCCCTTGATCACGCCTCCTAGTGGCGAATTAACCTACAGCGGAGGTGGAGGGGGCTCTACAAGGCCCTCCACGGGTATCCTGTACCCTCGGGGTGACTGCTAAGCTAGTCCTTTAAGCCAATCCCGTTCCTGGGGCGTTAAGAGGTATATGAGGCGCAGTGTCATTGTCTTGAGCTGCGCTTCTTCCATGTGATGGTACAGGTTTGCCATTAGCTGTAGGCAGGCCTGTTTGTTTTGACAGCGTACAGCGAGCATCAGTGCCAGGGAATACTTTAGGATCACTTTACTGGTGGCTTTGCTCACTTGTATCCATTATACTGGCCAGTCAAGGTTGCCAATCGGGCTATATGGCCCAATACAGTTCCAGGCGCCTTGCTACGGCGGCCAGACGAGCCTCCAGTTCGGTGTCATACGTTCCGACATGGACGTACTTGCGGCTTCTCGGCATCGTGAAGTGCCCTTCCCACCTGTTGTTGCGTCGTCTAGCATACTTGCCGCGGCCAGATACTTTGTTGCGGCAGTTTTCCGAGCAGGTTTTGGCGATCAAATTGCTTGGATGGTTATTGTCCTTGTTTCTGTCGGCGTGATCGACGTGAAGGTCCCGATCGACGCTACCATGCGTCAGCACATAGATCACTCTATGGACCTTCCAGGCCTTGCCCTTGAGTTGTAGGCGCCAGTACATGTCACGACCCTTTCCGCCCGCTTCTAGGCCCTTCTGCTGTCTTGTGCCAGGGTTTTTCTTCCACCTCAGCAGGGTCGAGCTGGTCTCGTCGTACTCAAGGTACTCATCAAAAAGCTCGAATGGGTAATGGCGGGCTCTCATGGGAACACTAATTCAGCTTTTAGTATAGCAGGTCATGGCCCTGGACGTAAGCGGTAACTGGGAACCACAAGATGACCTCAGGATTATTGAGGCCCTGAAGCTTCCTTTTGGGTCGTATACGCTGCAGTGTACTCAAAATTGCTGTAACCAGCTTGAGGACATGAGTCCTGAGGCTGTTTTGAAGGTCAGAGCGCTGCTTGATGAGTACGAGGCTGCAAAAGCTATCGAGTCTACCGCGAATCTAGCTGATACAGAGGGTAAAACCCTTGTTCGAGCGGACATTCTTGAGTGGTCCCCTAACGGAGTAGGCCAAGCCAGCGGCCCTCAGCAAGAAATGGTACGCGCTCAAGCTGAAATCAAGAATTATTTCGCATTCTGCAGCTGCATGGGCAGCTTTGTAGGTGATTCTGCCTACGGAACACCACTGATCCGCTCCTGATCTGGTATACTGGTACGAAGGTTGGGAAAAACCCATGAATCATCCCGAAATTGATGGCCCCCTAGGTGACGCGCTAGCTGATTTTAATAAAATGGAGCTGGTAGACGTCTGGTGCAATGGCTGCGGGGCATTTCGTAAGATGAATAGCAACTATGCCAAACACCTTAAGGGCGAGATTTCGTCTTGCGCACGCTGCAAAGGCTTGAAGTTGAACTGAGCCCGTAGGGCGAAGAGCGACCCCGGAGGGGAAGCTGGGGGCGTGGAACACTAAGGAGACCCCAAGAGCGAGTAAATGGCGTCTCCTCTACTTCCCTACGCAAATGCTCGTGTTTTAGCGGCTGTCGAAGGTGCTCCGAGCGTCGTCAACGGCCGCTTTGTTGCGCCCGAGGGCCAGAAGTACCTGACCCTGTGCTTCATGTCCCGTGCGCAATATAACAATGTCTCCTCTGGCTCTAAAAAGATCCCCCTGGACTCTCAATTGGACGGGCGGATGATGCCTGGCGCCTCCGGTGACAGCTTCTATTACCGTGGATACGCCTTGAGGTACGCCCCGGTGGCTTCTAACTATGATCCGCTCACCGGAGACGAATCACTGCTTGCTTGGACCGAGGTCACAGCCCAGCCTGAGTGGCTCTATGCGGGCGCGGAGGTCGAGTTCTACTTCGGAGACGAAAAGCCGATGGTAGGCACCGTAGAGAGGGCTACAGGCGTCTATGGCGGCCAGGGAATCGACGAGATCCTCTACAGGGAACTTGGAGGTGTCCAACTGCAGATTACCGGCGCTGAACTGAGGAACTGATCATGGCGCAACCATCACTGAAGGACCAGAAGTGGGAATTCAAGATCACGATGCCGACCCCAACCCTTAGTACGGAAGACAAAACGGATAAACAGATCAAGGCGATGAAGAGAGCCCTCACTAGGGGGATTCAGAAGGGTGGCGCCCGCATTGAAACCAGCCTAAAGCAGGCCCTCGACAACGCTATGCGGTCGACCAACTGGAACTGGCCCCGCACCACCCTCAGGAAGAACGGATCGACTGCTGGCAGGTCCCGTGACATCATTGATACCGGCAAGCTGCAGAAAAGCGGCAAGGTAGTCGCCAAGTACCTCGTTACGAAGACCACTATGGAGGTCCGGTACACCGCCCCTTATGCCAGACTGGTCCACGAAGGGGGCTACATTACCCCTTACGGTAAAGAAGGCAGAACTGCTGTATATGTTCCGGGAAGGCCCTGGATTCGCAGCGTGATGGTAGGGGAAAACGGATATGAGAAGTTTGAAGTGGATTCCGTTATGAACGCGGCGATCTCCGAGGCCTGGAAGGAGCAATTTGGCTGATAGGTATGATATACCAGCTAAATTAAGCATGTATGGCCAAGCCTCTTCCTTTCGTGGTGCAGCCTCGTCTGGCTTCCGTTATGACAATGGTTGGCTCGGAGGAGTCCGGGCGATTTGAAATCGAACGCAAGGGCTTTTTGAGCGTTGCCGAAAAGACTTTTGTTCAGGAGGCGATGAGAGGACAGGAAGGACCCAAACAACTTGTTGCCACGGTGGCCCGGATCGCGAAACTTGAAGGCAAGACCCCTACAGCCGTGTTTGACGACATCGGTAGCGGCGACGAGGATCGCAACGAGTACCTCAGCAGGTATCAAGATGAGCTGACAAGCCAGGGCATTGCTATGACGGCCTACACGGAGCGTTTGAAGATCGTTGAGGCTACCTGCCTGCTCACCCAGCGGCACGACCCTTCCTGGGGCGTAGAGGACACTCTGGAGCTGCATCCTGACATCCTTGAGGGTCTGCATAACCTGTATCAGGACGAAGAGGCCCGCAATATCGACGAACTGCTCAGGGAGGCTAAAAAAGAGCCTTCTGTTACACCCCAGGAGGGATCGGGAAAGGCTTGAGCCAGGGAATGGAGTATCCGTTTGAGGAGTACTACTGGCAACTCAAACGGTTCTTCCCTGGCGACCCAGAGTTCTCTATGGGCAACTACGGGGATCTTCCGTACTCGTATGTAGTTATTGCAATCCAGAAGATCTCTAAGCTTTTTATTAGTGAGCTGAATGCTTACGAAAGGCCAATCGCACTGCAAACTTCCGTTATAGCAAACCAGAACAGGGACCCGAAGAAACAGCGGAAGCCATTCATGCCTGCAGACTACGCTTACTACGTTCCGCGAGAGGACATCAATCTACCTGATCACGCCTACGGATCAGCGGCAATGGTAGCCATTAAACAGGGAGTCTTTCCTTCCTGGGCACTGTTCTGCTACAAAGATCTTGCGTCAGGCTCTGACCCAGGGTATGTGCCAGAGGACCCGATTCTCGTTAGCGAAGATGCAATTCTGCTGCATCCGATGCCGGCAGCCGGTGGGCTAGGCGGGATGCTGGTTGCACTAGAAAGCGCGAGCCTCCAGACACGAGAATTCAGGAACCTCAAAGGGGAAATGTTCCTCCTTGAAGTTCCTGAAATCCCGACCAAGGCAGTAGCAGTCGAAGGGGTTACGCTGCCCTACCAACAGGCCAGTCGCAAGCCATAATCTGGTTAAGGTAGTCATCTACCTTTTTGCTGTCCTCTTCGTCGCTGGCACCGAAGTCTCTGGTGTCACCACTTAGCCATTGGCGAATACGCCACTCGGCTTCAATAGTGTAGAAGGGTTGCATGCGAAACCATGCGACCCATTCGATCGAAGATTTAGCGGAGTTACAAGAGGCGCAGGCGGGGATCACGTTCGTGGTCCTGTCTTCGCCTCCGCGACTCTTTGGCCGCACATGATCCATTGTAAGTTCCGTCAGGCTTTCGTCGTCAATCGGAGGTTGACCGCAGTAAGCGCAACGGTTGTTCCAAGCTTGTTTGATGCTGTCCCGCCATTGCTGACGGGCTTCTCGCCTTGTCAGAGCAGACATGTTAAATAAGTAATCGGAGATCCTTTCGTATAGGGGAAGGTGGGCCCTGTTGCAGCTCATCCGATTACCAACCAGTGACAACGGAGAAGCTGAGGCGACATTTCTGTAGCGAGCCCATAAGCATCAATGCGTTGTCAACTACAGTTTACCGAGCCTGGAAAACTAAAATCGACCCTGAGAGGCCGCCGTGGCTCAAATCTTTCCTACATCTGCAAAGGTCATTTACGACACCCTGACGGCCGATGCCACCTTCATGGCCTACCTGGGTACCTACGACTTCCAACAGGGCCTGGGGCCTACTACAGCCATCTCTATCGTGTCCCCTGGTGAGAGCCTCCCGGAGCTGCGTAGTGTAGAAGGCCTTGAGTGCGTGATCCAGGACAGCGGTGACATTGATCGCAAGGATTACGTTGCCGGAGATTCCGATTTTAGCGTCAAGTGGAGGGTATTCTTAATCTGTTGGGATGACGACAAAGGCAGCGACATGACAAGCGCCGCCCTGCGGGTTCTTCAGATGTTCGGCAGCTCAAGCGCAACTGAAACCGTGGCAGCCACCAACGGCATTGGCGCCCTTGCGCAAACAATGATCACGATTCGCTCCGATCGGCCGATTTTGGTGTAATCAACAGGTTACCTACCAGACCGCCGTTATTGGAATTATATGGTTAGGTGGGCAAAGCCCGCTTTGTCCTTTGTCCTAGCCTACCTAGCTAGCTAATTACTTGGCGAACTACAGTGCCGCATTTGGCTATGATTGCTACCTTGTCCCTCTGGCCTCTGCCAGCGCGGATACCACCTTTACCGGCGTAACCGGTGGCGTGGGTGCAGGTGCCGGTAATTTCATTGATACCACTACCCTTGTCGCAGCCGACGAAAAGGTTGCCTACGCCGCTGGCGTCTTCAGCCTGGGCGCTACCCCCGTGGCCCAGCCGACCGACGGCACCATGGACCCCGTGAAGCTGTACGGCCTGACCAACGCTTCGCTGGAAACCGATACCAACACGGAAGACGTCATTACCTATGACAACACCACCAAGGGCTTCAACACCGCTATCGCTACCTCCAAGTCCTGGACCGTGACCCTGGCTGGCGTGGCCGACTTCAAGGATGCTGGCTACCAGATCATGCGCCTTGCCGAGCAGAATACCGTGGCTGACAGCCTGCGTGTGAAATTCGCCCGCGTTGGTCCCACCGGCACCGTCGAAACCGTTTACGGCTACGGCACTCTGTCGGGCTACACCGAGTCGATCGAAGCCGGCTCGATCGTTTCCTGGGAAACCGAGATCATCGGTTATGGCCCATACGTGGTCGAGATTGACGAAAACACTGGCAATTAGCTGGCTGGGGGCATCGCAACGGGGGATACGTTTACAACGTCTACTCCGTTTACCGCCTCCCAGGCCGGACTCGCAGTCGACCTCACTGGTGGCTCTGGCTCTTCCGCCGATGCCACCGTCGACACCGACGGCTCTGGCAACATCACCGCCGTTGCTGTCGTCACCCCTGGTACCAATTATCAGGTGGGCGACATTGTTACCGTCAACGAGACCGCTGGGCCCGGCGTTGGTACCTTCCGGGTCGCCACCGTCGCCTGAAGCCCGTAACCGATGCTTACGGCAAACTGAATGCAATCACAGGCCCCGAAAGGGGTCTTCTTTATGGGAATCCTAAGCCAGGTTTGAGATCAGCATGGCCGACCTTACTTACAACATTGATTTTGATACAACCAAGGCTGGCCAGCAGATTGAGTTCTTCTTCAAGGATCTACGGAGGAACGCAATCGGCGCCGCTTCGACACTGCGGGAAGTCTTTAACCAGGAATTTACCACAGCCGTTAAGCTCAAGTTTGAAGGCGGTGAACTTGTAGCCAAAAGAATCAACTCGATGAGGGACGATGTGTCCAAGATCGAGCAAGCATGGAGACATGTTAATGGAGAGATTGGAAAGACCACTAACGAGCTACGGGGGCAGCTTAGCACCCTGAGGTCCCTGCGGGATGACGTACAGAAGTACGAGGATGGCACAGAAAATATCACCAAAGACTGGCAGATTCTGACCAGTAAGATCAAGGCGGCCGAGGAAGAGCTTAAGAAGATCACTCAGGAAACTACATTGGCCGAAAGAGGTGCCAAGGCTCTTACGGAAGAGTTCGGCAAGACACCTGCCGCCCTTCGCGCTCAGATCGACATACTGAAGGAGTTGCTCGACAACACCGAGAAGTACCAGAGTGGGACACAGGAAACCACGGAGGCGTGGAATCAGGTCAGCGCAAAGCTAGCGGCGGCCGAAACTCAGATGAAGAAATTCAGCGATGAAAGCTACAATTCTCAGAAGGCTTTCATTACTCTTAACTCCGAGCTTGGTAAGACTCCAGGAGAACTTAAAAAACAGCTCTCGATCCTCAACGAACTCAGGGACAATACAGCAAAATACAAAGAGAATACGAAAGAGATCAACCCGCTGTGGACACGGGTCACCGGCAAGATCAAAGAGGCTGAAAAGGCGCTCGCCGACATGAACGGCACCCTGAAGAAGGTTTCATCGACCGGCGGCGGCGGTATCAACGCACTTATCGGTAAATTCACGCTCGCCCAGGTCGCGGCCGGCCTGTTGGTCAAGGGCCTCAATGCCATTGCTTCCGGCGTTGCTCAAATCGCCCAGACCGGCGGTGAACTCCAGATTCTTGAACTGACTTTTACCGCCTTTACCGGGAGCGCGACCGAGGCGGCTACTGCTTTGGAGACCTTCCGGGACATTGCCGCTACGACGTCGTTCAATCTTGAGCAGGTCGCTAAAGCCGGCCAGATCATGCTGGCCTACGGCGTCGAAACCGACCAAGCTGTCGAGTCTACCAGGCAACTCTCTATCATCGCAAGCGCCACCGGTGGCGATATTACCAACTTGGCAAGAAACCTTGGCCAAGTGGTGACGCAGGGCCGGGCTTACACTCGTGACTTGACCCAGTTCGCTATTCAAGGTATTCCCATCTGGACTGAACTGGAAAAAGTTACCGGCGAGAATGCTGTAACTCTGAAGGAGTTTGCAAAAGACGGCAAGATCACCTTCCTGGAAGTTCAGGCAGCCCTTGATAACTTAACAGCAGAGGGCGGTGCCTTTGCGGAGATTGCGGACGAGATCGATTCCACCTGGATCGGCAAGATGCGCAAACTTGAGTCTGCTGTGCAGGCGGTCGCTCTGGAATTCGTAAAGATGACAGCGACGACAGACGAATTCCTCGGTAGCCCGATCGCTGGCAGTCTTGAGGCTTTGAACAACCTGCTAAACGCTACGACCAAGAACATGGGCACTCTTGCCGCAGCTGTTGTCGCGACTGGAGCAGCTTTTGCGGCATTCAACGTGGTGCGGTTTGTCGGTTCGTTTGGCGGATTGGTTACCATTATTCAGCTCATGGCAAATACGATTTATACGAGCTTGATTCCTGCGTTCGTTACATTTGCCTCCACTGTGCAGGCTGCGATGCTTGCTAACCCAGCACTGTTTGCCGCTACCGTTGTTGCTGCCGGCGCCGCCGCTGTTGCCTTTGCTAGCTTCAAGTCTTCCGCCGACGCCACCGCCGCCTCAGTGTTTGCACTTGACCAGGGGCTGGGAGGTGTCGGCACCACCCTTAAGGATCTTGAACAAAGAGATGGCAATTTCTTTACAAGATTGTTTGATTTTAGCGGAGCGTCATTACAGGCTAAAATATTCAAAGACGACCTTTCCGAGATTGTACTTGTAGCGAAGGAACGATTTACAGAATATCAAAAAGAATCCCAAGAGCTGGAAAACATAATCTCAAAAGTCGAGCGCCGCTACGATATTGAAATTGAGAAACAGAAACGCATCATCGAAGGGATCGATGAAGAAATTGCGGCTGAGCAGAAGGCAACCGACAAGGCTATCGCCGCAGTTAACAAGAGGTATGACGAAGAGAAAAAGCAAATTAACGATATTTACAATGAAAGACTGAAAGCTATCGACGCAGAGATTACAGCACTCGGCAAGCGTGGCCCATATGAACAGCAGCTGTACGAATATGAAAAGAATTCGCTGCAGAAAAAGATCGCGTCTGGAAAACTCTCTGGCGAAGAACTCCTGCGTGCCAAGGCCAGGCTGGAGCGGATGAATAGACAGGAGGAGATTGAAAAGAAACAAGAGGAGCGTGCGAAGATCCGCGCAGAGCAAGAGGCGGCGATGCTTGAGCTGCAAGAGAGGCAGACTACTGCCATTGACGGTTTGGTCCAGAAGCTTGACGGCTACATCAAAAAAAAGGAAGAGGAAAAACAAGCTGCCGAGGACGTCATGGAAGCACAAGAAACGGCCAAAGAAGAGGCTGTTGGACAGTACAAGGAGATGCTTACTATCCATGCAGAGGAACAGCAAGCAATCGAAGACACGTCCTCACTCCTAGAAGAACAAGCTAGAAAGGTCGCAGAACTCAGGGATCGGTACATTGAAGCCCGCACTGAGGCCGAGAGATTGGCCATCGAGGCGCAGAAGGCCCTTAGGTTGCAGTCTAGTGCAAACGCTGGTGCTGACCCACCGAGGGCTGCCGGTGGCCCTGTTAGCGGTGGTAAGACTTATACCGTAAACGAGCTTGGCCAGGAAGCCTTCCTTTCTGCTGGCGGTAAGCTGAGCATGATTAACGCCCCTTCATGGGGTCAGTGGAGGGCCCCAGGAGCTGGTACCGTGATTCCTGCCCATATCACCAGCCAGTTACAGATCCCCAAGGGCGGCGTCCGCGTCAGCAATGCCCCCGGCATGAATGCAGGAAAGGGTGGCAATGCTGGCCTCTTGAGGGCTCTCTCTTCCGCTGGCGGTGATAACATCCAGAACAATGTTACGATTCAGGCTCAGAATCCTACAAAGGCCGCCAGCGATATGCTGGTCAGCCTGACCAAGATTCGTCGCCGTCGGTATTCTTGATCAGCGACTCGACTGGCATGTTTCACTTTGGATCCACCGAGGATGTAGCCTCCCTGTATTTTACAAAGGCTACTTCTGGGACGGGACCCGTAGCGCCAACCTCTGCCATTAGTGAAATGTCCGAGGAGGATCTCAAGGTGCTCCTGACATATCGACGCATAGCCTACTACGCGGCCCGTACGGACAACGCTCCGCAAGAGGTGTGCGACGCACTGCTAGAAGCGTACGACGAGGCCTTCAAAAGGCTTGTAGAGGTCTCTGAGCGATTCCGTACGATTGTCGGTACGGGCTTGCATCGCCCCATTACTGGTTTTAGTGCCGAGTCCATCAACAAGTACAGAGCACTTGCTGGCCACGAGCCATTGACCGGTATTCAGTAGCCCCGATTCGGCAAACTATCCCAGCTGAGTCAGGTCAATGTCCCAGATCGGAATATCGTACACTCCATCTGGGGGGACACCCGTCTACAGCTTCCTTTTTAGCCAGTTCACCGACGGCACACTTCCTCGTTCGTACGTCGACTCTGCTGCTTTTACGTTTTCCGGCACCGGCGCAGCAATCATCTCAGGCAGTGCGTCTCCTCAGAAGAGGATCTGGGCGATCAGTTCGCCGCTTCCGACTACGGAGGCTGCGCTATTTGATGCGATGTATCAAGCCTGGGATACGGACAGGGCCAGCGGCTTGTCGGCCGCGGTTGGTATTATCGACGAAACGTTTGGCACTACCGTAAACTCAAGCGCCGTATTCTCTACCCCGCCGACCTACTCCAAGTTCGGCCCCTTTTACATGATTGTATCCTTTGGCCTGACGGAGGTTTGAAATGGGTTATCTTGGTAATGCTACTCGTTTCGAGTCTGTAACGATCAATGGAGTAAACTTTTCTAGCCACTTTGTTTCTTTCACTTGCTCCGACGCTAGTGCCAATAAAAACGGCTTGATTTCTACGACGGGAGACCTTGTCTTTGGCAACTATGGCGAGATGCCGTCAATGGAGGATTATGATCGCAATGCGTTCAAGCGCGGCCATGAGGTTATCGTCAATATCTCCTCGCCAGGATTGGGCACCGTTAGACACCCTCGTGGGCTTCTGTACGTCATCTCTACCGCCTACGAGCCCCAGAGCGACGAACTGCTGGTTCAGGTGGGCTGCAGACTTGCTCTGGCGGCTCTGACAGACGATACGAGCGAATTCATTGACCTGGCCCCCGTTCCCCTCGATCCCGCTCAGCGCACTTACGCGAACGTCTCGGCCAGTTTCGCCGCTGCAGGCAAGTATCTGTTCCAGGATAATCAGGGAGCACTCGTCCAGGGCGACTTCTTTGACGGCGACAGCTTTGCCGGCAGCGCCGCGGGCGAGTGGGTTTCCGTATATGGAACCACGGCCCTTTCTGTCTCGCCTCTGGCCGCCGGAAACGCAATCCCCGATCAGATAGAGCTGTCGTATCAAGTGCCTTCAGATGCGCTTGCGACCAACCAGAGTGGGAAAATTGAGATTACCGAAACCCTGTCGCACTACTTTCTACAGTACCCTGCGACCTTGTTTATTCGCAAGCCGCCTGAGCTCCCCGAGAGCGAACCCCAGGAACCGAGGCCGCCAGCACCGAGGCCTAAGCCGCCCGCGAAAACAAGCGGTTGTGGCAATTCTCCAATTCCTCCAAGTACTGACCTCCCGAGTTCTGGCCCCTCCGATTCACCGACCCCTGGCGGCAGTGAGATCGATTCCTGCTCAGAGGACTACGAAACAAGACAGCAAACCACTTACGTTCCTGTCACCAAGACGTCCCTGTCTCGTAGTACCTATTCCGGCCCTTCCGCGCAGTTGAGCGATACCTATTCTGAGACGTACGGCCCTGCCATGGAGGTTAATCAGCAGTACTATGCGGACAAAATGGCATATTGTCGATCATTAAGTGCTACGTCCTGCAGCCCGAACGGCGGCTGTAAAATGGAAGGACTCAATAACGTCAAACAATCATACTCCACAGTTACAAATTACTACGGCGCTGCTGGAGAGTTAAGTAAGACGGTCACCGATAACTATGCTACAAGGCTTTCCGGCGCGATCCCGAGCGATTATCGCTCCGGCGAAATCGGAGGCGAGGGTACCTTCTGGAGAAACATTTATCCTACCTCAATGTATCGTGTAACACGGCAAACGACTGAGTACATATACGGTAGAAACCAGACAATTCAAGACACCTATACCTGGAGTAGTAGTACGACCAGGGGGTCTGGAATTAACGGAAACATCGACGCTCTTTCTGGTATCAAGACTCACGAACGTAGAATTTCTACAACAATTACCGCAAACCCAATCCGCCCAGATACAGCTAATACCGTCACCACTAGCACCACTGAGCGCACCACCACGATTGTGCTCAGCTCAAATTACATCACGCCACCAAACGCTGCTGGGCCGTATGTTGTAAAAGAATCGATGCCCGTCCCCGTACTGTTCGAGAACGATAGTCAAATCGCTAGCGTAGTCAACGCATACAGTTACTACCTGCGTAGCTTTGTACTCGGTGATGCGTATGGAATCAACGTAGCAGAAACGCTTCGCGATGACATCGTGAGCAACTGGCGCCCCGGAAAGCCCTTCCGTTTTTACGATCCGCGCAGCGGTAAAATCTCGGCCTTACGAATGGATGCCTGCAGTTGGGGGCTCGATGCCTCGGAAGGGGTTGTTGCGACCAGTGGAATCTGGGGGGGCTTTTCCAATGGCACGATAACGATTCCATCAAATCTCAGTGGCGACTCACGTCCCGATATGGGTAGCGGCGGAACCCCTCCCGCTGGTCCGGGCGGCGACATCTCAATCGGAGGCGAGACTATCGTAGACAGCGGAAGCTACTACTGGGAAGTCAATATTGACGTAACAACTGCAGTTACTAAAGATTTCTGGGGCGAAAATGGCATACTACCGATCACCCCAACCGGCCTTGTCGCCGAGCCCGGTGCTACACTGACAATTTGGTGCACAGGTTTCATCGTGGGTCCCGGAGACCTTTTGGACACAGAAGGGGATGGCGGTATCCCTATCGAGTTCCTGGGCAGTCTCGTGACAGCAGGCGCAACGGTCATTGATGCCGACCTGTTCGCTCCATAGGAAACCTACGACGATTTGAGCCATTGAAATGAGCATTGCAGCCAAGATCTCTGCAGCCGAGCTGGTCGGTCAGGTCACTGACCGCTATGTGAACCAGTACTACGAAGGGATTTTAATCAATGCTCCTGGCGTAACCTATCAGCCCGGGATTACCACTGATGCCGACTTTTTGCTTGACGAAGTGGTGGAAGGCACTGGGGGTTATTATCGCCAGGTGATTAAGTATGCAAGTGGCGATGTTGGCACCTATGCAGACGACGGAGTTGCTCTCGCCACTAAAGCTACCGTGTTTGCTCATGATGGTGGCGGTACAACCATGGACTTCACCCATGCGGCTCTAATCAAGGGCACTGGCAATGTAGTAGCGCTCGGGAGCAATACAGCAAGACCGACGGCGGCCGTCAACGGAACCTACACCAATATCCCTGTGGTCACTGGGCAGAATGGGGTAGGCCTTACTGTTGATCTGACCGTCACGGGAAGCGGGGTTACCTTGGGCGATTATTCTTTGACTATCGTGAAGCCTGGCTACAAATATGTGGCAGGTGACCTTTTGCAGATCCAAGAGGCTACCCTTGTCTCGCTTGGTGTCGTAACGGCCGGGGCCGGCAGCCTTACGTTCAGCGTCGGAACCGCAACAACTGGAGGAGGAGCAGTTCTTGCCGTTGCCCAAACCGAAAGTGCCGTTGCGCTTTCCGCTGGCAACGAGGCCGCTTTTTATTGGAATCTTAAGCAGTATGGTTTCTATACGGTCTGATGGCAATTCTGCAGCAGGTTCTTGAGAATCAGGCCGCGAATCGGATAGCGGACCTTGAGAGTCGCGACAGCGGAGAGCTTGTCAAGGGCGATTTCGACGGTGGCGTAACCGGCTACTGGGTTAGACTAGACGAGGACGGCGCTGGTGTTGTTAGCTACAACAGTAAGCAATACATCACCAAGCCTCTTGGGTTTACTTCGATCTCCTCTGGCAAGCCCGTTCTGCTAAGCCATGCAAATGGTGTCTACTTCTCCAGCTGGTAACAATGGCAATTAATCCTGGTTTTATCGCAGCGCAACCCGTTAGTCAGAACTACGAAGTTTTTATCGAGTTTTTACCAGAACCTCCTCCGTCAGACCTGTCCCTTAGTACACCAAAGGCCCCGGGACGACTTGTTGGCTTTTATGATACAACTTACGAAATTGTTCAGCTATATATTGTGACAGCAGGTGGCAATAAGCTTGCGAGGGTTAGCTAATGCTTAATAAAACAGTTCTGGTCGTTTCTCGCACAACCCAAAGAGAAAAAACCGGTGCCTCTATCCAGTTGGCCCGAAAGACCTACGACTCGCCTGTCGAAGCGCCGACTTACGAGTACTTTGACCCAGCTGCCAATGCATGGGCTTTGCCCCCAAGCCAGGATGGAGCAAAAGAAGGTGAGATGAGGGCTGTTCTTTATAAAATAGATGCAGCGCGAATAGAGTTCTGGTTACAGGGTAAGTGGGTTCGCTTTGTTGGAATAACAGACGTACTCAACGCTCCAACGGGAAAACCGTGGGACGGAAATCAGTATTTCTAAGGGTGGCATACTATTTTGATTAGGGCTTGGCATGTCTTTCTTTGAAGACTGGAACAGAATAGACTACGCACAGGTTAAGTATCAAGCCTCGCTTGACTTCTTGAATACCGGCCAGCTCGACACAGTCCTTGGCGGAAAGCGATGCACTTCCTCTAATCATTGCGGATCTGGCTACGCCTGCATCCAGGGAAAGTGTAAAAAGATCGAAGGCCCAGGAGGCGGCACCGGGGGATATTACCCCCCTTCCTATGTTAGTGGTGGCGGCATCGTTTCTGGAGGAGGGTGCGGATCCGGCCCCGATGGAGATGGCGACCCCGGCACGCAAGGATGTGCCACTGCCTCCGGCGGCGGCGGTGGGACCATTGGATGTACCGTCCCTACCTGCGGAGACCCTGGTGGCGGACTTGGCTATGGCGGCTCCGATAGCGATTGCTGTGGAATCAGAACCTGCAGGTACACTTACGGTACGACCACGCCAACGGTCAACTGCTGGTGCGGAGACGATGGCCTGACCCAAGATGAAGGAAACGCGTGTAACGCATTTTGCGACGAGTATTTTCAGACGAATGGCGAAGACTTCAAGGGTTGCCAACAGGGCAGTCGTTGCGATGAGTGTTCCACTTGCAGCAATGGTTACTGCGTCAAAAAGCAGTGTCCTGATGAATCGACGGCGTGCCACTGCTGTCCAGAAAAACTGGGACGCTGTGAGTTCTGCCAAGAAGATGGCTCCACAAGCCAGGGGAGGGACGACTGCCAGTTTTGCTGCAATAGAAGGAAAGAATGCTGCGACGGCAGGACTGTCACCTCAAGAGTGTGCGGACAGTCGACCGTTGACCGTCTTTGCGAATTAGCACAAGCGAAAGTAGACGAATTATGCAAAGAGAATTGCCCTGATACACCAACATGCGAGAAAAACTGCGAAGGGAAAAGCCAATGTGCCTCCGGCCCGTGTCCGCAAGACCCTCCTGCTGCGGATTCCGGGAAGGTCATAAATGTAACAGGCTGCATTGAAGGCGAAGGAGAGCATTGCTTGCTTTACGATGAGTGCGACGCAGATGAGGAAGATCCAAAATGCTGTCCTCCTGTTGAATGCAACTGCCACAGCGAATGCGAGAGTGGTCAGATATGCAGTGACACTACGGGCACATGTGTGGACCTCAGCAATCCGGCACCCTAATTAGGCATGTGAAATTCTATGGCTGTCTTCCCTGATAAGATTGTTCTCAAAAACTCCGTAGACGAACAGTCACTGATCGAGAGTGCTATCGGCGCAGGGGGCAGTGACGCCATAGTCCCCGGCGAGATTGTCATCGGCAGGGAGGCCGGCGCCGTTAAATTATATTCACTGGATCAGAATGGATTTGTTCGGGTGGTTGCCGGAGGAGGAGGGGCTGGAGGAGGGGTAACCTACTGGGGCGGAGGAGACTTTGATAGCGGGGTCTCCGACGGAGCCCCACCGGATGGCGGCAGCTTTGACTAGGAACACTAGTCTAGCTTTTCAATCAAAATGCCGACCCCTTCTTATCGCGTGCCGGTTAAGATTGCACGCGGAACTTATTCAAATCTGGTTACGGCGATCGGCGACCTGCAAGAAGGAGAAATTGCATACGCGAACGACGAAAATAGCCTGTATGTTGTAGAGGGTGGGGTCTTAACAAAAGCGAGCACAGACATAACCACGTCTTCTATTGGCGACCTAAGCGATGTAGACATCAGTACTACCCCGCCGGTTCCGGGTCAGATACTTACATTGAACGGTGCGGGTACTCAATGGGAGCCTGGAGATGCAGTCCTTAGCGTAGACGTTCTGGGCGGGACCGGTCTGACGTCTACCGGCGGACCTATAACATCCTCCGGTCAGATTACGGTTAACCTAGATAACACTGCCGTAACTCCGGGAAGCTATACAAACGCCAATGTAACCGTTGATGCACAGGGGCGAATTACAGCAGCTTCTAATGGAACCAGCGGCGGCGTAACCCAGATTATCGCCGGCACCAACGTTACGATCGACCCGGTCGGCGGCACGGGCGCGGTCACAGTTAATGCCACGGGAGGAGGAGGTGCAGCAGGTACTCCTATTGCCTTCGTTACAGACGCTGGTGTGGCTGCCAGTGGGGCCTTGACACTGACCGGCCTGGGGAGGCACGGGACACTGGTAGGTATCTCCACCAACCTCGATGCCTGGGTTGTGTTTTACGCCACGGCGGCGGATAGAACCGCCGATTCTGGCCGCTCTTACAGCACTGACCCCTCGCCGGGCTCTGGGGTTTTAGCAGAAGTGTATGTCACAAGCTCCAGCCCCCTACTGTTTACTCCTGGGACCACATTCTTTAACAACGATACGGTCAAAGCCGATGCGCTTTATCTGGCCGTTAGAGACCAGGCCGGGGCCGCAGTGAATGCGACCTTAACGGTTGAAGCCTACTCAAGTACCGCCAGTGCAAGTGCTACCAGATCACTCCTTGGGATAGGCGAATACTCAAGCGACAGCGCCGCCGGAGCTGGCGGGGTTACCTCTGGAGCGATGTACTACAACACCACCTCTAGCGATTATCGGCTCAAGACCTGATAGGTACACTAGCCAAGCTTTTTCGATAACATGGATCTTTCGCAAGAGTTGTCTTACGATGGGATTGAGCCGAAGGGCCCCTGCTCCGCATGGCCGGAAGAGCGACATTGGCGCCTTATGGCGGAGAGCATCGGCGGTGTATTGAAGGTTACAAAGAAGAGCGACGGCACTACGGTGTACTCTATGGCAAGAGAGGGCCACGCCACCAAGGTGGAAGCTTCTCCCGCCAAGATGGCGAAGGGCTTGGTGAAGAGCGGGCTACAGGCCCTCTCCAAGGGCAGGGTTGCCCCTGAAATCAGAGAAGAGCGTTATGACACCTGTAAAAAGTGTCCAATGTTTATAGAAGACAGCAAGCGTTGTTCAAGTTGTGGATGCTTCATGGAAGCGAAGACCTGGATTGGCGGCAACCCCGACACTCTTTGCCCGCTGAAAAAATGGAGCCGCTGACATGACGATAAACTGCTCAGTCACAGGGCTCAAGAAGCCCAACATGAACGTCTGCTCTCCGAAGAAAAGGTGCTGCGCAGGAGGGAGTACGCAAGGTGTTATCTACGACCCTGAGGATCCATGCGAGCCAGGCTATAGCCTTACTTCTTCCTGCCAGTGCGAAAGATGTGAAGACGACTCGGCCTACGGCTGGGTGTTTGTTCAGTGGGCGGGGAAAGGCTCCTGTTATCAGGCTTATCATGACGTCGATCCAGAGTGCTGTGGAAGCCCGGTCCCAACGAGCGGCTACGACTACTTTGTAACCTACGAGGAGGGCGATAGCGGTGAGTACCTCTGGAGCGTAGGCACAAGCTGGGACGGCCCCGGAGGAGCAAACGAGGGCACTTGGTCAATTGGCCAAGAAATAGTGGCGACATTTGAGGAGGGCATAACATGGTCTAGCAATAATACGCCATTCGAGTCTCCATACCCGGCCCGACTCGCAGCCTGCGCGGGCGATAGCGATGGCTGTAATGAAGATTGGTGGGTCGGTTGTGGGGCAGTATTCTGTGACTCGGAAGCCAAGTTCACTTCTTTCGTATTTAACTACGCAAACAGCGACTGTGATTGCGGGGCTGCGGGTATTAACATCAGTACAGCCGCTGGCAAAAAGGAATGTTACGAGTACTGTAACAACGGTGGACCGCCGGCCTTCGGTTACGACTGATAGGTACACTACTGTCGTTATTTACGGGCGTGATGCCTGCTAACTATGTCTGACGAAAACATGACTCCCGAGATGGAAGTCAAGGCTCCTGCGGCCACTGGCGACGAAATGATGCCTCGATCGGAAGCAGAGAACCTACTAAAGGCTCTCAAGGCCGAACGAGAAGCCCGCAAGCAGTACGAGCGGGACCTCAAGGAGACCAAGACTCAGCTGGAGCGGTTCGCCGAGATCAATCCCGACGAGTACACCAAGCTGCAAAAGGAGGCCGCCGAGGCCGCAGCCCTGCAGGCCAACTTCGGTGCTGCCCAGGAGGCAATCGAGGCCAAGTACTCAGCGCAGGCCCAGGAGGCCGCCAAGGAGGCTGCAGCGGCCAAGGCTGCCCTTGCTGACTACCAGAAGAAGTACGCCCTGGAGAAGGTGTTCTACGCCGCTGGTGGCCGCACTGACAGCGCCGATGGCGTGTCGTTCTTCGACATGATGGCCCAGCAGATCGGTGGCAGCTTCCGCCAGGAGCCCGACGGTTCCCTGACTGTCGTTGACGCCGCTGGTGATCCAGTACTTGACAAGGAGTCTGGCAAGCGGATCTCTGCTCAGGACTATCTGGCTAGCTACAAAGTCCATCCGATCTACGGCACCTTCTTCAAGGGCGCCAAGGGCTCGGGTGCAGGTATTGGCTACGGCGGTACCGACGCCAACGGCATGCCTGTTGAGGATCTTTCGTCGCTGTCGGTTGATGCTCTGTTCCAGCGTGCATTTTCCTAATTTACTCCTAACTTACTCCAAATTAGGAGTTGGGCCCTTCGGGGCCCTTTCTTTATGTTTTGGCATACTACAAATAGCAGCCCCGTAAGGAAATTCCGAGATGGAGTGGACTGAAAGGGTGCGATTGTCTAAGCAATCGAGAAGACTGCGAAGACGCTAACACCCAATCTTTGTTCATTCTGTTTAGGAGATTATCATGGCCCTAACATTGATCGAGGCCCAGAAGCACGCCCGCAGCCCCCAGGAACTGGCGGTTGTG